AAAACAATCTGAAAAAACCCGAGGAAAAAAACAATCAATTGAGCATATACAAAATCGATCTGGAGTAAATCATCCTGGGTACGGAAAAGAATTATCAATAGATCGTAAAGAAAAAATAAGACAAGGTGTTTTAAATATGCCATTACATACTTGTGAGCATTGTGGTAAAACTACTACCAAAGGTAATTATAAAAGATGGCACAACGATAACTGTAAGGTTATTAAAGGAGAATTAAAATTCCTCGATTAAGTTTATACAAACCAGAAAAAAGTGCGGATTTTAAGTTCTTAGATCGCGTGATCAACGAACAATTTCAGGTTGGAGGTACAGATGTATTTGTACACAAATACCTAAGTCCTGTAGATCCATTAGATGGAGAAAGTACACCTAGCACTCCAGTTAATACTAATGCTACTCCTGAATTAGGAATACAAGACGTTATTTTTATGGAAAATAGAGATCGTCACTATGCACCAGATGTATATATAATTCGTGGCATTTATACAATGCAAGATTTAGATTTTAATCTAAGTCAATTTGGCTTATTTTTAAGCAATGATAATATATTAATTACTTTTCACCTTAGAGACAGTGTTGATAATATAGGTCGAAAATTAATGCCAGGGGATGTTATTGAACTTCCCCATTTAAAAGATGAATATGCGCTTGACAATAGTTTGGTTGCGTTAAAGAGATTTTATGTAATACAAGATGTTAGTCGTCCTGCTTCGGGGTTTAGCTCAACTTGGTATCCTCATTTACTTCGTGCTAAGTGTGTTCCGTTAGTTGATAGTCAGGAGTTCAGTGAAATTCTTGGGTCAGATGCAGGAGCCGGAGATGGTAGTACATTACGAGATCTATTAAGTACATATCAACAAAGTATCGATATCAATAATCAGATTATAGAACAAGCAGATGCTGATGTACCTAATAGTGGATTTAATACCACAAATTTATATGTTATTCCAACTACTACTAGTACAGGACTTGTGAATGTTGCAGATTCTAGTGCGGCAGGAAGTACTACAGCATTGGGCGATGCAAGTATAGAACAAGCAATGTTGGATGCTAGTGTTGTATTACAAACACCTAACCAAGATTATTATGTTGGGTATCTTAGTGGAAATGGTTCACCGCCAAACGGTGCTCCATTTAGTTCTGGTATAAGTTTTCCATCTACTGCTGTTACTGGGCAATTCTATTTGCGTACAGATTATTTGCCTAACAGATTATTCAGATATGACGGAAGGTTTTGGGTTAAATTTGAAGACAATGTTAGAATGACGTTGAATAACTTTGGAAGTCAAGATACCACAGGAGCATTTGCTGGCCAGCCTGTACGTCAAACACTTAAAACTGGATTTATTAATAATACAACAACTGCTAATATTGATGGTCAGGTTGTAGTAGAGAGACAAGCACTGAGCAAAGCACTAAAAGCAAAGGCGGATAATTAAAATGGATTTTTTCTATGATGGGCAGGTAAGACGCTATCTTACACAATTTATGCGTATTATGAGTAACTTTAGTTATCAAGATGCTAAAGGTACTCTTACTCGTGTGCCAGTTCGTTACGGAGATATGAGCAGACAAGTGGGTAGTCTATTGAAAAAGAACAGTGAGAATACTATTCCATCTGCTCCTTTTATTTCTTGTTATATTAAAGATTTACAATTTGATCAGGCTAGAGTACAAGACCCTACATTTGTTAGTACAATAAGTGTGCGAGAAAGGGCATTTGACTCAACAACTGGGCAATATCTTAATCAGCAAGGATCTAACTACACGGTAGAAAAATTAATGCCTACTCCGTATCTAGCAACATTTAATGCAGATATATGGACTACTAATACTGAACAAAAATTACAGTTATGGGAACAAATTGCTGTACTGTTTAATCCCAGTTTAGAATTGCAAACTACTGACAATTATATTGACTGGACCAGTATCAGTGTATTAACACTAAAGGCTCAAAATTGGAGTAGTCGAAGTGTTCCGCAAGGAATGGAGCAAGATATAGATGTGCTAACAATGTCATTTGATTCTCACGTTTGGATAACTCCTCCTGCTAAAGTAAAACAATTGGGTATTATTACAAAAATTATTGCCAGTGCGGCGGCAGTCGCACAAGGAACCATTGCCAGCGACTTTTCTAATCCTGATGCTGTTATAACAACACAAAGCATAGATGTAGTTACCACAGATGTCTTTAATACCACAGTAACTCCAGGCGACTTTGACTTATTAGTATTGAATAATGTTGCCACACTTATATCAGAAAACACACAAGGTGATATTATTGATATATCAGTTCCAGGAATTCAAAGTAGTTGGTTACGTTTATTAGATTTATATCCCGGGCAGTTCCGTGCAGGATTAAGTCAACTAAGATTAACAAAACCAGATGGCAATGAAATTGTAGCATACATCACATTGGATCCTACAGATGAACGACGTATGCTATTAAACATAGATGCAGATACAGTACCATCAAATACAATTATATCTAGCACATATAATCCAACAGGTAGAGGATCAGTTGATGCTATTGTAAATCCAGAAACATTTAATCCTAAAAATAATGTAGCGGGTACTAGATATCTTATATTAGAAGATTTAAACATTAACCCTGAATACGGAAATCAAGGTTATGATGGCCCTAATGCTTGGAAAAATAATGATAATACCGACCCACAAGCGTATGCAAATGATATTATAGAGTGGAACGGTAGTGCTTGGATTGTTATATTCAGTTCTGCATTAGTAAGTGCATTGACTTATATAACTAATTCATACACAGGAGTTCAATACAAATGGGATGGAACCAGTTGGTCTAAGAGCTTCGAAGGTGTTTACGATAAGGCAGCATGGAGACTCATTCTTTAAATCAAATAATATGTAGCGGAGGATTATTTCTTTCGAGAAATACAAAAAGATTTTTACTATTGCTAAGAGCGCAAGGTAAAACTGCAAATACCTGGGGATTAGTTGGCGGAAAAAAAGAGCCTGCAGATTTAACACCATTTGATGCATTAAATAGAGAAATTGCAGAAGAAGTAGGAGTTATTCCTAAAATAAGAAAAGCTGTTCCGCTAGAGCTTTTTACATCAAACGATCAACATTTTCAATACCACACATATGTTCTTATAATTGATCGTGAGTTTATTCCTACACTCAACGACGAACATTCCGGCTATGCTTGGGTAGAACTAAACAATTGGCCTAAACCACTACACAGAGGCCTAAAAAATACCCTTAATGGCAAAACCATTAAGGGCAAATTACAAACTATACTAGATGTAATAGATTAATTATTGAACCGTTGCATCTGCGGATTCTTGCTGTGCTTGCTCTAATTGTTGCAATTGACTAGCAGTTTGGAATCTAATTGGATTTAAAAAATCAACAACTTCAGCATAGCTGTGTGTTTTTGCAATCTCAAACAATGCATTTACCTGTCCTAGTGTTAATTGCAATGTAATAATGATTGGTTGAACATCAGCTTGTTCTACTGTATCTTCTGTTGTATCATCAATTTGATCGTCTGACATAAATTCTCCTGTTAAAATAAACTTGTCATTGTTATTTATAACCTAAAAAATGGATTATTAAAATATTGAGTTATTCTTTGTACCAGAACCATACATTACTTTCTGTAAATTGTACTGGTGTTGTTATATTATTTAATTCTCTAAAATGTTTAACCGCAGTTTTAACAGAAAATAAATTCCAGTCGTGACCTGCAAAAATACCACCTTGGCGAACTTTTGGCCAATAATTAGTTACATCTTCATAGGCGTTATCATAACTATGGTCACCGTCAATAAAAATATAATCCAATGATAAATCTTTGATTTTCTTAGATGCCTGTGTTGCAGACATTTCTAATATTTCAACACGATGTCTATGTGGTCGTAATAATTCTATTGCTTGAGCTTTCCAGGATTGAGTTAATTCTGTGCCGACCATACCCCACCAATCCATATAAGGTGCCCAGGCATCAATAGCATATACCTTTTTAATTTTATCGGATAAATCTAAAAAATATCTTAGAGTAAACGCTTTGCATACACCTAATTCGCACCCTATAAGATCTGTTCCTAAATCATCTATATAGGGTAACAATCCTGCGGCTGATACTACTTCTAACGGAACAACACTGGTGTTATTTGCCATTTATAATTGTCTTTTAGGTAATAATGCAGGATTTATTCCTGTTGGTTTAGCAATAGCAGGAGTAGATAGAGTCTGCTGTCTCTGTTGAATAGGTTTTTGCGAAGCAATCGGTCTTGGGTATACCCAATTTAATGTACGTTTTATTTGATTAAAGTCGTCTGCAAGCCAAAAAGAAGTAGGCCCATATTGTTGCCATATATCTGGAGGTAAAATAGATTGTCTTGACATATATTCAATTTTACGTCTTACTGTGTGTAATCCTTTTATTTTTGCCTGTGAATCAAATTCGTCGTAGCTATCTTCGACATTATCGAAATCGTGTTCATACCATTCTTCCTCTAAGAAATCATAAATTTGTTTCATAGTACCTAATGGATCTTTAACCAATGTATCATATTCAACATATAATAATTTACGTTTTTCATTACAGAACATACTGTGTTTTACATTAGTCAACGGCCCCGAAACATATCCAGCTAAATTAGGTACATTGCCCATAAGAATATTACTACGTTCATATACATTATTAGTATCTTGATGATGATATAGAGGTTTAATTGTAAATGGATTTTTGTCTTGTAATTGCTCAAAAGAATCTAAAATCCAAGGTATTTCTCTAAGGCATACAATCATTTTAAAATCTGGGAATATGTCATTTAATAATGCAGTATCACTTGACCATCCTCGACTTGTGTTAAAACAAACCTCATTTCCGTCTTTGTAGAAATTATCAAACAATCCTTTAATTAATTGTTTTCTTTTTTCAATTGGTACAGCAGCCTCCATTCCTACTGCTGTACTAGTTTCTTTAATAATGCTATGTACATACCCTTGCAATGGATCACTGATGTTAGCCGTAAACTTAGGATTTTGTTTTAGGATTGCACTTAATAAAGTTGAACCTGATCTTGGCAATCCTGATATAAAATGATATTTTTTAAACATTATTGTTATTTTTAGTAATTAATTTTTTGATATCTGCAAGATACAAATACTTAATGTCACTGTTAAACAAAGTCATAATAGCATCGATTACTGTTTCTACCAATGGTTGACCACCTAAATTAAAACTGGTATTAAACACTACAGGAACTCCTGTTTTTGCATAAAATGACGAAATCAATTCATAATATCCTGCATTTTCGTCTGCATTAACAGTTTGTACACGACAAGTATTGTCTACGTGTGTAACTGCTGGTATTTGATCAATTTTATCTGGCCTTACATCGACAGCATACATCATAAATGGACTTGAATCCATTCCTGCCATATCAAACCATTCATTAGCGTGTTCTTCAAGCACACTACCTGCAAATGGGCGGAACCATTCACGTTTTTTAACAGAATTAACAAATTCTTTTCCGTCGGGTCTACGTGGATCAAATAAAATACTACGATTTCCTAATGCACGAGGACCTCCCTCTGCACAACCTTGGAATAATGCAACAATATTTCCTTGATCGAGTAAATCTGCAATTGCATCGGCAGTTGTATCTTCGATAGAAATATTGACATTATTTTGTTGAATTATATCAAGTTGAGAATAATCAGGTGGTGCTCCTAAATATACACTTGTTAATTTAGAAGGTTCTGTATTTCCTGAATAATTAAACCAGGCATAACGAGCAAGACCAATTGCAGTTCCGCCGTCGTGTGCTATAGGATCAATATAAAACTTAAGATCTGGAAAATGTTTAACAAATTTGTAGTTTGCAACACAGTTTAATCCGTATCCACCTGAGATTACAATATTTGTTTCTCCAGTAAGATCTACAGCTTTCTGAATTAAATTATACATTTGTTCTTCAGTTTCTTTCTGAATCTTATAAGCAATATTTTTATCTATGTCTCTACACAAAGAAAAATCATTGTGCCATTCTTTTGGATCAACAAATCTTTTTAACAGTGGAAATCTGTTTTCGTCGATTACTGCACCTCTAGGATAGATAGGTAGTAATAAATTTTTATTTCCTTTGCCTTCAATAAAAAAGTCAGGTAATGAATCATCTTCGACTCCGTAAGGTGCAAGACCCATTGTTTTGCCAGCCTCGATAAATCCAAATCCTAAATAGTCACTTACCGCTTCGTAGGCTTTAGTAATAGTTACTGTATTATCAAATTCTTGAATACCATTATCATAGTAAGGACTTTGACCATCGCTATAACGCTTGTAAACAGCATTAAATTCTCCAGGATAACTACATTGATAGATAGTTTCAGTTTCGAATCCGCCAGTTACAGGGCCACCTTCTCCGCCCATTTGCTCTTGATGATAAGATCCAGCTCCGTCAACAATAATAGCCGCCGCAGTATCAAATCCCGAGCCATAAAAAGTTGCAGATGCATGACCTAGGTGATGCAAATTTCCTAAATTGGTTATTTTAATGTTAGGATTAAACTTTCTTGCTAGTGCAGAATAAGGATCTTCGCCAGTCCAAGGAAGTTGTGGTAACTGTGGATTTGTACCACCTATTACAATTTCATCAACTGTATGGTTGATTAAAATATGTAACATAGCTCTAAAAGGATTACCATCATATTTTAATCTAGAAAGACGTTCTTCTTCTGCGTAAAATACAATCTCTCCATCAACTACCAATGCCGCAGAACCATTGTGTCCTGGGTTAATTGCCATTATACTATATGCCATATTATTTTACCTTTTTCTCTATGTCTGCAACAATGTTTGTATAAAGATCATTAACTTCTTTATCACTAAATTTCATTGTATTTTCGTTTAATCTGTTCGCTAACATTGTGTCTAACCCTGCAATGCGAATAGGACTATATTTTTTAATTCCTGGTTTTTCAATAATGTTGAAATAATCAGGATATGTTGTGTTTACTGCAAAAGTTGAACCAATAATAACTGTTCCAGGAATACCTAATGCACGAGCCATATGTTGCCCCACACTGTCTACACCAATAAAATAATCTGCTTCTGCAATTAATCCTGCCCATTGACGAAGATCGCAGGTGTAATTTGCCGCAAATGTATCTGCTTTCATAATAAATTGTGGTTCGCCAAAGAAGATCATATTGTAACGTTGTGCTAATTTTTTAACCAATGCTAGATATGTTTTTGGATCTAAACTACGACTTTCATCATCAAAAATTTCTTCTCTTTCAATTTTAGCACCTCTACCAAATGGTTGAAATACAACTGTCTTTTGACGTTTTTGAATATTTTTAAGATCTGCAATAGTATTTTTTGCTACTAATGTTTCTTGTTTATTAAGAACCATCTTAGGTAAACCTAAATCGCTGTGGTCGGTGGATCCATTAATTTCTACATCAAATGCTTCTGCAAGAGATAATTCTTGTCTAAAATATGCAGGAAGTCTATATGGTTCCGGAGTAATGATTTTATCGGCGCCTAATACAACATTATCAAACACACCTTTAGTATCTAAGTTGTATGTGCGATCTTGTAACTCAGGAATTCCCCAGACTAAAAAATCCCAACCAGCAATTAATACTGCCCAATCTGCATCTGGATTTAATCTTCCATACTTTAAAAGAGCTGGTATTGCCGCAAGAATTCTTCCTGCACCACCGTCGATAAAAAATATTGTTTTCATTGTGTTAATTTCCTACTGTGCTGTTATTTAATACGTACTTAATGATGTCAGAATATTTCTGATTTATAAAAAGATCTTCAACATTATATTTTTTAAGTACATGAACATAACTGCCTCTATTGGCTAGACATATATCGGCTAAATCTATGTTCCATTTTTTTTCAAATACTGTGTGATAAAATTTATCTCTATCATTAGTCTGATCGTGGGTTTCTCCAACCCAAGTTGACTGTCCTCCAAAATGGAGCAAATAAGAATGAGAATAATATTTTGTAGCTATATTTTTCTGTAATGCTCTTAATTTATAGTCGACATCTTCACCACCACCTACTCCAAAACTTTCGTCAAATATTCCAACTTTAGAATATACATTAGCAGGAATTCTTACAGCATAAAATGGCATTAACATAGTTTCGTAAAACAACGGAGATACATTTTTTTTATGCTGTTCTACAATATCTAATAAAGAACTCCAACTATTATATTGAGATAAAGTCATATTATATTCTAAAGATAATAATCCATCGCTACTAGTGTATGTAACTATTTGATTGCAAGTAGGCATAGATATGATATTATTATAGGTTAACAAAGGTTCATTCCAGTTAGGTGTAAAAATAATATCGTTGTTCAATACAAAAACATCTTTGCCATTTACTAAGTGTAACATATCATTTATGTTTTTAGCAAACCCTTTTGGCATTAAATTATTAATAGTAGAAACTCTAGGATCATTGATTAATCCTACATTATCATTATTAATAACATATACTTCGTCTTTGGGATAAAGTTTTGTACTTTTAAAAAAGCTATCTATTGCTGATTGTGTATAATGACTAGATTTAGCAGTAGAAATAATTACATATACTTGGGGATTCAATTTTCTCTCCAAAACTCTAATTTCATATTCTTATAAAGTCTTGTTAGTTCGTGCCCAATTACTTTTTCAGGAGGTGGACTTGTTTTTGACAGCACAGGTCTTACATCGTGAAGTCCATCAAGGCCGCCGTGAAAATTATCATTTTCCTCCATTGATTGTAAATTGTCTGTAGATAGTTGGTAATGATTAATTCCGATAAAATCGCATATACGATCTAATGTGGATTGCCCACTCCCTACAATGTCTTCATATTCAACAAATAATAAATCAACGCCGTGAGAAGCATACCCCATTCTTAAACTGGTATAAGGATGCATTGTATATTTTTCCCACAATAATCTGCATCTATTTTTATTATTAATAGGAAGTTGTAGTTTTGTTAATTCTTCATCTACAAATGTAACTTTATAATTATTTTTTTCTATTAATAGTATATAACTTGCTAGAATATCGGGAATACTTCTAACTGTACAAATAATTTTAGGATTATATCCTAATGCGAGACGCATAAATTCACCGTATCTGGGCCATAATCTATTCTTATCTATGAGCACAGATTTATCAATGTGTTTGTATGCACCATCGATAATTCCTGCTATTATATTAGAATGTTGATTAGGATCAGGGTTGACTATTGCCTGTGATAGTACAGGCCATTCTTTATTAACAACATCTAAGAAATCTGCTAGAGGACTGGTAGTAGTAGCATATATTTGCGGATGCTGATTTAACATTGATCCTAATACACTCGATCCAGATCTCGGCAATCCTGACAGCATAATAAAATTTTTATTCATAATTGTTTTTTTGTTACAAAAGGTAGTTTTTTATACCATTTAGCAAAATTACCTGTAAATTTGTTTGGTCCTATATGATTGCAGGTCATATTAGGATCGAGCCAAACTTTAAATCCACCTTTCCTTAATTTATTAAACATATGAATATCTTCACTGACCATCATTTCGACTCCGTTTATATTTTCAATAATCACATCAAAAATCATTCTTCTTTCTAAATTATCTTTTGGATCTATATAGGGCCTACTAACATCCCAAAGATATTTCATAGATTTCCGATTCATCCTTACAAATCCAGTTCCTAACCCATCAACTTCTATTAATTTAGTAATAGGGTTAGGTGGCCTTCTACTGACCTGCCTTACAACATATTCTTCCTTACTACTTTTTTTAGGATAAGTTCCGCCGACAACATCTACAGGATAATCTAACAATTTAAAAAACCATTCTGTTTCCCATTCTATGTCACTATCTATCCAAATTAATTCATCAACATTTAGGTTTAACGCGGTATGGATTGTATCATTTCTTGCTCGCTGAATTAATGCATCAAAACTTAACCAGATAGGTATAATTTCTACATCGTGCTTATAGCTTTCTTTAATGGTATTACATAAACTGTTGGTATACCATACATCTAATCTGCCATCATAGCAGGGAGTTCCTATCATTACTTTTTTCATATTTTATTAAAAAATTCTTTCCATTCTAAGGCTCTTCGGAACCAAGAATATTGATCATTAAACCAACGGCTTTGCTCTTGCAAAGTATAACTAGTTGGATCGTAATTGTCAATAGCGGTATTTAATAATTTGGCATAATTTTTAACCAAAACTTCTCGATCATTATTATGCTCTATATACATAGGCCATTCTTCACAGGTTTCTGGTAATGCACCATATCTTGTAGTTACAATTTGGCATCCGGCGGCTCCTGCTTCAATAGCCGCAAGACAACTTGTTTCTTCGTAGGTACTAGGATAAGCTAATATATGTGATTGTTGCAGAGCTATTCTTACAGCTTTATTTGTAGCATACCCTCTGTAAATTATACCTGGTTCTGTCCGACATCTATGAAACAAATATTCATTATCTATTTTAAAATTTTTACCATAGATAATATTAGAGGAAAATATTGTTAATTCAGTATTTGGTCTACGAACAAGTTTATATGCATCTAATAATATATCCAATCCTCTATTAGGCATAGAAGTGTAAATTAATTTAATTTTATTGTTGGATTTTGGTTTAAATTCTATAGGGTCTATGGCATTGCGAATTACATGATTATTAGCATTACTGATATCAACTCTATCAGCAAAATGCTTTAGTTGCCAGTTACTTACATATACAAAATGATCTACAGAACTTACAAATTCTGGATATTGCATATTAATCACAGCTTCTTGATTACACGCAAGATGTTGCCAAAGAACATTTATACGACTAGGATCAAGAAGTGCAGGGTCGCATAAACTTAAGATAAGATTGACTTTTTGTTGCCAATCTTTTCCTAAGTTTTTTATGAGATTATTATAAAGTAGTTCTGTTCCGCCTGAGGGTTTCATACATAGCAATTAGTTGCTAGGTATTTAACTTTGCCTCCAATGCTACTACACGAGATGTGAGTGCATCGTTTAAATCTGCTAGTTCTTGAACTGCTTTAACCACCACAGGCAGCAATCTACCAGGATCTGCATAATATTGATCTGGATTATCATCTATGGCTAATTTTAAGAAATCTTTGACATTGTATTTTTCAATCAACTCCAATAAATCCTGAGCAATAAACCCAGAATCTGGCATCTTACTTCTTGGATGTGTTTCATCTGTGTCTCGAATGTTCCAAACAAACTTAACAGGACGTACTTCT